CCCCTATTAGTAACCTATCTTCAGAAGATTGTGAAGATTTTTCCACAATATTCATTAGCATATCAAAAAAACTAGCTAATCTTTCCTCAGCAGTTACAATATTAGTTTTCAAAACGTATATTTCGTTGCTCATCTATTTTTTTAGGGTCTTTTGCCTTCTTCAAGTTAACATTAGCACGTAATTGTGCAATATCTTCTTGAGAATCAATTTTTTCACGAGTTAACTTTGCGTTTTGTTGTATTTTTTGTTGATCTATACCTAATCGACCTGCATCCATCGCTGCTTTACGTTCTAAATCCTCTGCTTTTATGTTAATTTCTTGTTGTTTTAGTGCAACAAGTGGATCTTGACCTTCTGCGGATAGTATTTCTTGTTCCTCTGCAACCATTTCTTCTGTCATTAGTGCAATTTTTTCTGCAACTTGTTGTTCAATCTCCTCTTGTAGTTTAGCTTGGAGCTCAGGAGGTAACTGACCACCAAATTGAGCAGCTTGTTGCTCTATTGCTGGACCCATTTCTTCTTCAACTTCTTCTCTAGCTTGTAATCCTATATGTTCTACAATATGACCTTGTAAAATTGCCATTGTAGGTGGATTATTTTTAACCAAGTAAGATGACATAAATGCTCTGTGTGCATCTATGTGAGCTAATTGATTTTGATTTCTAAATGCTACCAAAGGTGCATTACGTAAAGAGTTTGCATTTTCTACAGACGGATCAAGTGGCTGTGGTTCTGATGGTGCTGGTAAAATAACATCAATATCTTTTACACCAAGTGCTTGATACATTCTTCTGTAAGCTTCATACATATTGTGTGAAGCAGGATCAGCTTGTGCTAATTGTAATTGTGTTTGTGCCAACGTAACACGTTGAGACATAGAAAAAATGTTTGGATCAGAGACAGGAATAATATCTATCTCTGGGCTAAAGTCTTCTGCTTTTAAACTCGGTGTAGCATTTGTTCCAACTTCATAGGGATAGAAAGGTGGTAACGACTCAGCAAATATTTTTGCTAGTAATTTAAATTCTATTTTTTGTGCATAGTGTAATCGTTTATGAATAGCAGACATGACTCTTGCGCCACGTTCCATTAACGCCATTGTTGTTCCAACAGGTGCGTTCGCTGCTACACTATCGCCAATTTTTTGATCAGCAATCGCTGCAAATCTTGTACCTGCTTCTACACAAAAACCTAATAATTGAAATAATGTACCGCTTGGTTCTTTGTAAGGTAAAGGCATAAGTCCTTCACGCAAACTTCCACCAGGCGCATCTACATCCCTGAACTCTCCTGGTTGGAGGGGAGTATCGTCGTCTTTAACTCGCAACCCTCTAGCTTTAAAGCCCGCAGGGAGATTGGACAATGTACCTGCATCAAGAAGTTGTCTAAGTGCTGCCGTGGCAGTTCTGGAGAGACCCCCGAGCATGTGGATAAGACCAAAGCCATAAAAACTAAACCCAGGTAAAAACTTATAGTGGACAAAATATTGTCTCTTTTTTCTTTGTGCATCCTGTTCTTCATAATTCCTGTAAATAGATAAAACATTAGAGGAACCTTCATCAATTGTTACAATGTACGGAACTTTAATGCCGTCGTCACTATCTATGCCTTCAATGTTTAAATCAACATGCATTTCTAGCAACTGATAGTCCTCATCATTATAACTTTTTCGCACACCCGAGATTCTACTTTCTCGCTCTTGTAATCCTGTTTCATTGTTGTAAACCGATAAATCTACATCTCTGTACATTCCAGCTACTTGTAATTTTCTTACTTCGTTTTGTGTTCGTCTAATAACATGTGTAACTCTTTCACATGAAGGAAAGTCTGTTGTTTGATAAGGTACATATAGATCATCACTTGGAATAAATTTTGATACAGCTCTTGCTAGTCCTTCATCATAATAAACTTTTTTAAATGCTGAACCTGATAATGGTAAATAAAATAATAGTGAATCCATGTCAGGATCATATTCTTCCATTTCATACGTAATTTGATAATTCATGTAATCTTTGATACGTTGAGCTTGTTCCTCTTTTTGTGGTGATGTGTTTCCTAATATCTGTGTATTAACAGGACCACCACTAGGTAATAATTCTTTATAAGCTTGCGCTTGAAATTGTGTAACAGCTTCGGACAACATTGGATGTGTCACTGAACTCGCACCTGCAAAAGGCATAGTGCGTTCTTGATATTTAAATCCTAAAAGATCTAATCCTTTTTTATATGTTTCTTCCCAATCTTTTCGAGATGCTTTATCATCTTCAAAAGCTTGACGCAGTTCACTAGATATAAGACCAAGAGCATCTTTATCTAATACTTCTGCTAAATTCATATCAAATGATGCAGCTAAAGTTTGTTCTTGCTCTCCAATAAGAGCAGAACCATCTTCCATCATTTCTACATTAGGTGTTAAATCATCAGCAAAACTATTGCCTTCTATCTCTACCATCTGTTCAGCAACTTCTTCTTGTGCTGGTACAAATCCTACTGGTTTATCAACTGCCATTATGCTGCCTCAAATATATCAATTATTTCAGGAGTATACACCATCCCTCCTTTTTTTCTATGTGTTTTATGAGGTAGTAACATCTCTGGTGTAATTTTAATAGCAAAAACTTTACCAACGCCATCAACCTCAATAATCTTAAACTCAGAGTTATTTTCTCTTGCTGCACGTTTTAATGCTTTTTCTACTGTTGATGTATAATGTTTTCCTTTTGAATCAACACTATCAGGGCCACCATAAAATTCTTCTGTACCAATTCCTTTCATATCCTTGGTTCGTTGATTAATAGGAGTAGCTGTGCCCCCTGATTGTCCATATCTTTTTTGAATAAACTTTGCTGGTGATACTGCATACCATTGCGCAGCGTTATCCACTTTGTCAACAAACAATCGTTGCGCTGCTTCTGTTAAATCTCTTTTAATTAATATATCACCCCACTCTTCTCTGTTCTTAAATGGTACGTTCGGAAATAATTGTTTAAGAGCATTGTCACTTAATCCAACATTTAATTCTTCTAGCATTTTCTTTTCTTTAGCAATAGCAATGTTCATTGCTTTAACAGCTTCATCACTTGGAGCAGGTCCTCCTTTTGCTACTACTTCAATTGCTTGTTTGTTTTTAATAAACTCGTCAACAAAACCTTGCATCTCTTCTGCTGTACTAAACATTGGTCTAAAAATTGTTTCATTTGCTGTATAGAATTCTAATACTTCAGGCTCTACATTTTTTGCACTACCTGAGTATCGTGTACGTTCTTGAGCAAGAGCTCCTAATCTTTTTTCTTTTGGTAAATCAAGAATAGCACCTAACTGTTCACGTAAATCATTTTCTAATTTTTTTGCTTGTTGTAAAATATCAGATTGTATTTCATCAGCAAAAGTAACAATAGTTTTTTGTCCTGTGGTTGCTGCCTCCATATCTTTTAATTTTACAGAATCATCTTGTATCTTACTTCTAAATTGACGTATTTGATTAGCCAAAGGCGTGTCAAGCTCTTCTAAAAATGCCATTCTTGAATCAATGGTTTCTGTAATCATTCTTGCATTCATTTCGTCAGTTGGTGTTAAATCTCCATCTACGGCTCTTCGTATCTTTTCATACGCTGATGCTTCCAATCCTTTTAATTGATTTTTTAATTTTGTTTGATTACGCTTGAGTGTTCTAATCATAGCAGGGTCTACTTGCTCTGCTATCCCTTGTGCTGTTTTTTCTACAGGTAATGTTGCTATACGGTCCGTTTTCCGCGACCAACCGATCACGTATCTTTCTGCAAAGTCATGAACACTACCTGGAACTTTATCAGGATCTTGCGGAATATACTTTGGATCAAGGAATAATACTGATTCTCTATAGCTATTTGGTAAAGCTCCTGATTCTTGATAACCAGGATATTTAGCCATTTTAGTACCACCATACGCAGCATCGCCGTAGATAACTGTTTCTACCTTACGCATTGGTGCTTGACGCACAATCTTTAACATGTCTGCTGTTTGTAATGGTGTTTTGTTTTTTGTAGCAATAGCAAGATATTTATCAAGAATATTATCTCCTACTTCTTTTTTTGAAATTTGTTTGTTCTGTAAAAATTTATAAAAATCTTC